AATCCTGGATTTCTGACCTTTGCAGCAGGGCCATGTTCTCCACATGATTGCCAAAAGGATCGGTTACTGGCGTCACTCCCAACACGTCAAAGGTGGTCGGGCGGTCGTCAAACTCTTCCTCTAACCAGATAACCTGATCTGGCCTCTTCATTGAGCGCACGCGCGTAACGCGGTCGCGCCTAGTAAGAATGATCTGTGCTGGGAACTTCATGCGGGCAAAGTCTACGGCTTCGTATGTTCCTTTAGGAGTGAAGCGTTCTGTAGTACCGGCAACACGAATACCGCCGTCGATAATTCCTCGCACTTCGCAGGGAATGGTGTCCAACTGGACACCGGGCGTAGTGGGGTTAACGTCCTCCACCCAAACCCTTATTAGTGCACCGGAATCCTCGTCCTGCTGGTACTCGTAATGACCAGCGGTACCTGTGGTGGTATTGGGATTGCTGTCCGCCACCTGATGTAGCACATCTACAAGCATAGTGAACTTCGTTGCGACAAGGCATCCCATTAGATAACCACCATGCCAGACTCCTGATAATGCCTCAGCATATCATCGACAGTAGCGTTTCCGGTACCCCTCCATGCCAGCGCGCGGAACTCAAATCGCCAGTCAGCGTTGCGAACATTATCAATAAACATCTGTCGGTAGTTAGCCTCATTACAAGAGAAGTCGTCTAGAAGAATCTTTGCAGCCTCTTCAACATCACCAGGGACAGATTCATAACCAAACAGGCCGGTGGCCGTGACGCGGTTACCACCGCGCAGGTCATACGGGTAGAAAATAGTGTCAGCCTTTGGATTATAGTACGGCTGGTGCTGGTTCAAGAAGTATGGATCAGAGTAGGAATCAATACTAATGACTCTCAGCGGGAAGGCGACATTACGCCCACGGATGACTCCGGTAACCTCACCGTAATACGTTCCAAAGAACTTACCTGTATAGGACTGGATGGTGTAACGAACCTTACGTTCTAGTGTCTGTGCCTGGGCGTCGGTCAGTTCCTCAACGCCTGATACGTAGGCCGGGGGCTTAACAATAGACTTAATAGTCGTAAGGGGAAGGATAGGATTAACTACGTCAACTACCTGGTTCTTGGTGTACAGTTCATCATCAACCGTGTATGTCCAGATAATCTCTCTCTGCCCGCCGTATTGTACGTGCTTGTAGGGGAGGTTAATGTACGGGGAATCTGTACCATTCTCTACCACGGCAGGTAGATATGGATAACCGTCAATAGTCACCGACTCTACGTGGTCCGGGCGGAATGGCCCGTCGGTCAGCGGAATATTAACTACAGTATCATCAACGTAAATTTCCATGTATTATGAATAATAGTCCTGCGTTTCTTCTTGCGAGGACAATCTAAACCCCTCTTCTTCTTTTAATAGTAACTCGGCCTCGGCTCGTCGCATAACAACAAATGGGTGGGTCCTGGTGAAGGAAAATCCGTGTGTCTCATAGAGCGGGTTAGCACGTATCATCCTAACGATGACACTCTCCGAACCATCTTGAAACACCTCAGCGGCATCCCGCTGGTCCTCATCATCCTCTCCAAAAACCTTAAAGTAGTCCCGTAGAGTTACTTCACGTTCTTGTAATGCGTCTACAATCTCTCGCTTAGTCGCACCATCAACACCCCAATGTTCTGCGGCAGCATCAAGTTGCGCTTTGCTTAGTTGCATCAGGTTTCTTACCGTAGCCATGCGATAATTATAGCACGCTTTTGTTATAGCGAAGGGGGGTAACCGAAGTTACCCCCCTCCTAATTGATTACGTGGATCACGCAACAACCTTGACGTTCTTAACTACAACGAAGCAGTTAGTGTCCTCAACCGTCGTACCAACACGGCAGAATACTGTGTACTCAATCGTGTCCTTCTTCTGGTTGTACTGACGGTTAACCCTCACCTCGCGCTTTACACCCCAAATTAGGTTCTTTGGGAATGTAAACCACACCTCACCAGCATTTCCGGTCTTACCGGAGCCAGTTACGGAGCGAGTCTCGTCGAATAGCGGAACCTCCTGAATGCGGAAGCCAAAGGCGTTACCAGTGCTGTACCCTGCGGGTCCATCTGGAACGACAGCCTGGTCAATTCCTGCGTCTGCTAGCGCTCCTGTGGTAGCGAATGCTGGCTGGACGTTCTGGAAACTGAATAGGTAGTCACCGATGATGTTAGAGCCGGTAAAGAACCTAAGTTCGTTACGGCGCTGCATGTACCTACGCGGCATAGCCTTTAGGGCCTTGTGGAAGACCTCACGGTCGGCTACGGCTGCGCCGAAGTCAACTACGTGTCCGCCTGCAAGACCGCGCTTGCGCCAACCGTCAACACCCTTAAATAGCGGGTCGTCTGCATTGGTGGTGTCACCGTTGATTGCTAGGTTTTCCAAGTCTTCACCGATCTGGGTAGCCATTAGGCGTGCAACGTGGTCTTCTAGTTCATCTCCTTCAATACCGTCCTCTAGGGATTCTTCGGAAAGTTCCCAATCAAGGCGGAACTTCGTGGTACCAAGTGATACCTTGGAGAATGCAACACCAGCGTTAACACCGTCATCGACTGCCTCAGTAGCGACACGAAGCAACTTGCGACCTACACCGATACGGGTAAGTTCTGCCTCATTACCACGGATACGTTCTGTACGAACCTGTCCTGCGAGTACTGTAGCGTCCCAAACGTAGTCGATGAAGCGCTTTACCTGGTCGGGGGCAAGCAAACCACCACCGGCACCAAGTTCGGTTGTACGGATAACCTTTTCAAGCAATGTGTTTTCACTCATTTTATATTTTCACCTCAACTTTCCTAAAGAATTTTTGTTTAATCTATGATGACTCAGAGGTCATCGACACCGAGAAAGGTGCCTCCCCATAGGGACTCCTTCTTCTTTGGAGCCACCTCTTCTGCCGACCCGCCAAGGTCACCAGACTTCTTAATTGCGGAATTATTGTTCAATCCGTCCACGTTCTTGGAAATCGCGGTAAGGCGATCCTCGAATGTGGCAAAGTTTGCGCTAAGTTCTAGGTGCTTAGCCTCCAACTCCGCGTAAGACTTTGTAAGACTGGTCTCAATGGACGCAACCTTCTCACTAACCTCAGTGATCTGCTTGGTTACAATCTCGCCATTCTTGACAACAGTGTTCTCAATCATGGCCTGCAAGTCAGCGATCATCTGTTCGATGGTCTGTGCAGTTGGTTCCTCATCCGTGTCGGCTTCGGCAACAACCTCTGCTGTTTCCTCAGTTCCTTCGACCTCATCGGCCTTGGCTTCGGTCTGCTCACCACCAGCGTTATCACCGGCATCTACAGCAGTCTCAACAGAGTCGTCAGCAACCTGCTCGACTACAGTCTCGTTATTCTCTTCTTCATTTGGCATATTTTCTACACCCCCTTCTCCAACGGGCTTAGCGATGTGCTTCTTTACAATATTACGAACTTTGTTCAACTTGTCATCTGAGTCGTTATACTCAAACCATCCAATGTTAGACATTGGCTTGCCACAGTTCGGACATTCGTAAGCCTCGTCTGCGGAAGTCTTTGTAAGGGAATCTTCTTCACAGAAGAAAATAGTCTCCGCCTTAATCTCGGTCACCATTCCCTTCATTGTGGAGTTACCGTCGGCGTCCTTAGTGATTGCGAAGATGTTTGCCAACTGGTTTGCTGGGTTATCTACCAGCGAAAGTTCAAATAGTTCGTACGCCTTGATAATGCGTACCGTCGCGTTGGCTTCCTTAACAAATGTGCTTTCGGCGTCTGTTACGTTTCCTCCGATGGAGAAACCGGTTAGTGTGCCGTCAAGAATCTTTTCCCAAGTATCCTGGGCTCCCTTAGAAATATATACGGTCACGAAGATTCCATTGTAGAAACTTTCTGTCTTTGTGTCGTAGAAAGTGTCTTCCTTGAAGTCAACCATCTTGCCTACGGCAAGGGTGGTGTGCTGCTCGCGGATATTTCCACGGAAGTTTGCGAAAGCGTTGCGATTTGCCTCGGCTAGAATAACGTCACCGTGAATATCCAGGTTGTCCAGAGACGCCCATCCAGAGACGCGGCGGTTTTCCTTGTCGACCTTTTCCAAAGGGACTGAAATGTGGAACGAATCGCCAGCAATCTTCGTTACGGAATTGTTACTCATGATGCTATAATACATTACCTTTTATTATGGGTCAAATTTTCATCTTTGCTTACAGATAGATTCAGGTAGAAATACATAGAAAGAGCGCACGGCAGGATGCTGCCCAGCCATGCGGGGTTCTTCCAGTTACCTAAAACTAGTGTTACCGACAGGGCCAGCCAAAACAAGAATGACACGAGGCAGGCCCAGGTCAAAGTCTTCATTTCCCATATGGCACCAAGGACTATCATTCCACCGAGGGCAGTCGAAATTCCCCCCAGGGCTTCCTCGGGGATAGTCTTAAGCAACTGGTACAGAGTATCTGTTGCGGGAAATGCTTCCCACAACGGACTGAACAACCACAAACCCCACAGGATCATATAAATGCCAGTGATCAGCATTCCAATGGGATTAATGGGTGTGTAGAACCCACTAGTTAGTCTTCTCATCCAGTGGTTCTACCTTCACCCTGTGGGCTTCTGCCCTCCCCGGCAGAATCAGTAGCCGCCGCGCTGCGCTGTGCATCACGGGTTCGGGTTTTACCAGCGGTGGCCTTGGCCTGTGATGCGGGAGAACTAACTGCCTTTGCTGCTGCTGCGGCAGGGTCTGTAGCAAGGAATGCCTGCTCATCTCCCCATTCCACAGACGGCTTACCCATATCTGTACGCACATCATTAGCAGTTTCAACACCCCAGCGCAGGTAACGCTCGTGAATCTTGCTAACGGTGTCTTCGTCAGACAACTTAAGTTCATTCAACTTGAAGTTGAACATATCGGTAAGTTCCCTAATGATACGTCCGATCTTCTTTTCGATGATACGCTGTTCTGGACGACACACCTGCTCGGCAAACGTCTTGTCAGCGTCACGGGCTACGGCCAGACTCACGCCTTCGGCCAGTCCAATCTTAGACAGCGGCACACGTTCTGCCATAAGAATATTGTTAAGGTTGATCTTGTCGTACTTAACGAATGAGGCTTCCTGCGTCCCGGCCTCTACTGGCTTCATTTCAAACGAGTACTTGTTTTCGTCGTCGTCCGCCGGGAGCGGAACAAATAGGCTGCGGTGATTCTGTCCCTTAAGGCCAGTTTCGAAGAACTCTAGGATACGCTGCTGTGAAGCGTCACTCAGTTGCTTGCCGCCCTTAACCACGATAACGTAACGCGGCACGGCCTTGTTGTCGAAATAGTCAATGTTATAGCGGGAAGCCAGTTCATTACCCAGCACAGCATCCATTGCCGCCATAATGTTCGGGATTCCATAGAAGGAGTCATTGGGATTATACTTCTTGAAGTGAATAATCTCGTTGGGCTGGGAATCCTTGTTGGTCGGGTCAGAAGTTGTCTGATCGCCATAGTTCCTAAAGAACACCGCGCGTTCGTTAATGATCTGCAAGAACCCGTCGCGCTGCTTACGCACGCGAATGGTCTTCGCTGGTATATGACCGATATATCCAATGGTCCCGTCACTACGACGACCAATTTCTAAGTATCCGTTACCAATGGCCTCGTAGTCAATAAATACCTTGTTGAGAACCTCACCGAACTCGTCTTCGACGTTAAAGGTGTCTAGGGTGTCGAATACCTCTGAGCGGGCGCGCTCGATCTTCCGGCGCAACTTGTCCAATTCGTCTTCACCCTTAGTGCCGTCCATCTTCTGGCGTAACTTATAGGAGTTGACAAAATCATATCCCAGGCCGACAATGTTAGCCACCTTGGCGTTTACCGCTGCAAAGTGGGGTGATGACTTAGTGTATAGATTAGCAAGATAGTCCTGGTTGATTAGCGGTTCCACAACGTCGAATAGGGCATATCCTGTGACATGGATATCTTCATCCTGCTTTGACTTGGCATCGCCCGCGCCAGTATAAGACTTCTCCAAGCGAGTAGCCTTGCGCTTTAGGTTAACACCTAGACCGTTAATGTCGGTAACGTCCTGCTTGAAGGGGTCGGGGTATTCTACCTTATTCGTGACAACGGTAAGTACCCTGGCCTCTAGTTCATCAGAGTCAGGCACGGCTGTCATTCTACTGTTCATTGCTTACCGAACTTCCCAATGTATTCAATCTCGTCACGAATAGCACCAGGATCAAGTGGGTCAGCCGTAAGTCCGGCCTTCATACGCGCCTTCTGATCTTCATACTGTGAATCGGTTACCCTGCGGCGTCCGGAGAGGAAACAGGGTGTGCCCTCGGTGATTCCATAAAAACGAGCGGCCTCGGTGATCTTCCTAATGGCTTCCTTGTCACCACGCTTACACTGGATATTCATGATGTTTCCGTCAGAATCACCAACCTCAAGACCGTCGGGCATGACCCAAACGTACATTCCGTAGTCCACATCATCAATGACCTGGACAGTAGTGTTCTTCATCTTAACTCTAGGGTTAGGAAGGCGGGGAGAATTGTCGTTGCTCATGACTGTTATTGTACTGTTATCCTGCTTATTTGTCAAACCTGGTGACAAGATACAGTGTTTATCGGCCTGCTGGTGTCCAAACACTATCATAAATACGGGCAGCGGGAGTATCATCAGTGAGCGCGGACATTGCCTCGCGCTGGGTAATACGCGGAGTCTCGATCCATCCAGTATATAGTAGAACGGCTTCCGGGTTGCTTCTAGTGGTTTCATAGACATTCAGAGAAGCAATGGACAGTTCTCCATTGATAGTAATGGCGGTATTATCAGCAGTACGGTTAAACACCACGTGCACCCAGGTGTTTGCAGGTAAGGTGGTGCCGGTCACGCCATTAACATACATAGTTGTACCGGTAATAATCGTGGTTCCGGTGGCACCAGAAGCACCAGCCTTACACCACATTTCTACCGCGCCGATGTTCTTAATGTTTGCGGAAGAGGTGTCAATACTAATGACAATTTTCTTAGTAGCAGGAATGTAGGTGTTTCGCATGGCGTGCATGAGTAGCGGATGAGCAACGTCATAAGTCTTTACCCCGGAGTCAATGGTAATTGTACGCTCGGGATTGCTTCCGGTCATGATCAAGTCTTTGTAACCAATGAGGTTAAAGTTATCAATTCCTGTGGCAACTCCACCAGAGAGAACATCAATATTATCAACCCAGGTTCCGGTAGTGCTTGCAGCACCGTCCGGTTTTTGCCCAAAAGCACCACTGGTAAGGTGATTGGCGTCGAGCAGGCTAGTAACGTTTACAGTTTGTGAACCAAGTGAGACGGAAGTAACTTTATCAAACACCTGACCGGTTAATACATTACCTACAGCAGTAATTACAACGTGATACCAGACATTAGGAGTCATGGCACTGATGGTACCGGTTGCACCAACAGAACCAGTGTGTGTTCCGTTTGTCGTTGTATACCATCCGGAGGTATTGCTGGCGACCTCTGTCCGGAAAGCAAATCCGTCCATAGTGGCTAGGTTTCCTCCGGTGCGCAACCTACCCCACACAAGCATGTTATAAATATCTCTAGTGGCGTCAGCGCCAGAGTTGTGCTTAATGTCGTACTCAAGAGTAAAGTTTCCAGTTATATCCCATTGTGATCCAACGTTACCAATCCAGGCGTCACCGCCTCCGAAGGTGTGCATTGACCCTGCGGGCTGTCCTATGGCACCGTCATACGTTACGCCAGCAGTCTTTGTAATGTCAGTCGGCAATGCGGCGCTAAATGCTTCAATAAAATCCACACCACTTGGTGAAGGCATGCTAATTTCTAGCATTGCTGGCACAGCCGATGACGCAATGGGCACAATGTCATTGTCAGCAGGAGTAACTGATACGGCACTGTCCTTCCATATCTTAAGAAATGTGATGGTTCCATCCCAGGTGGGACGTACCTCTACAATGTCCGCCTGGTTTACCGGCATGGCAGATTTCCAGGTTCCTGCATAGAGTTGGAATTTAGTACCGTTAGCCTGGCCTACAGTGAATAGTCCGGCCTCCCAATCAGCCTGCTGCCAGGTCTTGTTGATAATGACCTGACGGTCACTATTGCTCATTGTCCAGGATCGGTTGGTATAGGCAGTGTTGTAGGGGTTAGCCTGTGGCTCAATCCAGTGTTCCGAGGCTTCAACCGCCGTGAATGCTCGGCGGTACAGTGCAACAGCGTTTGCAATAACACTGTTAGTAGTAGGACCGGTCCAGGTGGTTCCTGATACAGTAAACCCTGCGACAGTATCTACATCATCAATAGTTGTGGTGGCTACCTGGACGCCATTAAGCCATAGTTCCATGTTTCCCGGTGAATATACACCCAGCAGATGGGCAACCTGTAAGGGAGACTGATAGGATACAGTCTTTACACCGGAAGCAAAGGTTAGCCGAAACTCAAAGGCTGTACCAGTCCAAAAGAGGCCATTGGTGGAGTTGACAAATAGTCCGGCGGGTCCAGACGACGGAAATCCCACAAATTCTACCGTGAAAGGCTTCTGGGTGGTTCCGGTGTTACTCGCATAGGCAAAGGTAGTGGAAATGGAGTTACCGGTCGTCAACAGTGCACCTATCGGTCCATTATAGGATACCGCAGGTTCGATGGAAGGTGTAGACGCAGGTCCGATGTTTCCAGTACCCAGCAAGTTCACAAACTTGTTAGACACGGAGTCGAAAGTCCACGCACCTGCCGGATTACTGTTAGAAATAATATCGGTAAGTCGCATATGCTTCATTATAGCACAAGGACCCCTCCGAAGAGGGGTCCTTGCTGTAACTTATAACCACCTAAGGCGCTGTGCAATTCCTCCCTGCACTAGGCCGAATCGACTTCTCCTGTCGGAGACGAACTCGTCGATGATTATATTATACCACTTATTCCTTTACCTTAAGAAGTTCCTTAAGTTCATTCAAGGTTGTCTCAACTGTAGAGACACCGTTGTGTGCCGGGTCAGCAGCGCCAGAGACGCCTTCTGAGCGCAGCACGTCAGCGATAGCCTTGTATAGGAAATTAGCGTATCCGTTGTTAAGCATGACGGGTACGTCAGCGGCTCCGGAAACTCCCTCGGAACGTAGCACCTCTGCAACGGCCTGCTTTAGATCATTTCTGTCCATATCTAGTTCATCCTCCTTCGGTGGTGGGTTGTTAGTTGCACCCTTACTTACGAATGCCATTACGTCCCTGCGGAACGCTCCCATGTCCATGCCTGGGTCAGCATATGCACGATCAGACGCTACTTCACCGTGACCGGCAGTATTACGTCCGGAACGGCCCATAGCCTTTGCGATAGCCGCGACAATGCGGACAGACGAGTCACGCTGTGCAGCGTTAGGCGGTCCAGCATTGATATTCTCAATGCCATAGGCATAAGTGTTACCGGTCAGGCCGCTACCGCGCTTGTCATCATATCCTGTTAGGGACCATGTAGCGTTCTTGAGCGCTTCTAGCGCCGCAGCAGACATGGAACCGTCGTGGTTTGCACGACCAACGCCATTGATCCAGACAGTACCGTCGGGGGCTACAATGAACTGTGCCTTGAATGGAACGTTCGGATCACTGTTGATAATGTCCAGAATATACTTTTCTACGGTACGACTGCCAAGGTTGCCAGCAGTAATGTGGACTAGCGTGCCTTCTGGCGAGAAGGGACGGGAAGTCGCACCGCCAGCGGAATGTGGTCCGTTGTGGCAACGGCAACGATCACGAGAGCCAGGGTATTCTTTGTAGTTAATACCGGCCCACTTGAACGCATTAATGATTTGATCGTATGTTAGTGGATTTGCCATGTTATACCTCCTTCACTCTTATTGTAAGAGTTAGTTCGGTATTTGTCAACTTCACTTCACCATGAACTCGGCCAGGAGACGAGCCTCGTCAGCCGTCATATTATTCTTGAGAGAGTTGGCTCGCCAAGAGATAACTTGAACATTGCCAGGTATATAGCCCTTGCTGCTATCTATGCGATCAATTGAAGGAACATATAGCGACCCAGGAGTATACTCAAAAGGAATTTTAAACACCGGGCATACGTCAGGGACGACTACATCGTCAATAGTAATTGAAAATTCTCGATTATGCATAGTCGAACGAGTCTTGGCGCGGTCAAACATCTTGCTAACATATGACTTGTCAATCCAGGCCTGTCTAGTTATTGGAGTTCTGCACTCCTTACAAACTGTGTTATATCCAAACATAGCCGTAGCATGCCTATGAAAATCCTTAAAGGGTTTAATTTCTCTACAGTCTGTGCAGCGCTTTCC